CCAACTTAATACCGCCCTTCCATGATCCACCCCTCTGCCATTATCCCAGCCGCGGATAAATTCGCCGCGTAAATCCGGTAATTTCCCGGACGGGTACGCCTGCGCCAGTTGCGGAAAATGCGCTTTGTCGAAGGCGGCACCGTCACAACTCAGCCAGCCGGCAGGGGGCACTGCGCCCGGCCAGGGCAGCGGCACACCCACCGGAATCAGGTGTTCTGTCAAACCAAGGTTTGCGAGAACCGCGTCCACCGCCTGCGGGCCGAGGGCTTTGATCTCGGCCAGGGACTGGTTGATGCGCAGATATTGCGTGTGCGGGTTCTCGGCGGCGATGTGTTTGTTCAGCTGGTCGTCAACGTAGGCTTTGACTTCAATGATCCGGTTATCAACATATTCCCGCGTCGCCAGCACCACCGACGGGTCAATTTTTAGCGTCACGGCGTCGGTGCTGTTCACCACCAGGATCATCCGCACCGTCTGGGTGCGGCCGCTGCCTTCCTGAAGCAGCGGTTTGTACGTCTCCGGGCAGTTGGCGACGGCGATCAGCACACCGCTGTCGTCATACAAACCGATTTCACGGATCCAGAAACCGCCTTCATCCTCCGGGATAATCTGCTCGGCAATAATCTGGTTCGGGTTGGCGGCGTCCACGCTCAGTGAGTTCAGCGCCGCGCGGCGTTTCTCGCCTTTCAGCGCAGTTTGCGCCGGGTCAGGCGTCGGCAGGGTGCCGCCGCCATCGCCCACGGCCATCTGGGTCAGGCTCAGTTGGGTGCCCAGCGCAGTGGCGTTCGCCAGTTTCGCCGCGCCCTGGTTGGTCAGCAGCGCATAATATTTAGCCGTCATAATTCACTCTCACATTGTCAATGATATGGACCGCAGAGCCGGTAATGGCGAGGCCGGACACGGTGATGTTTTCAGGGTAATAGGGGTAAACGGTCAGCTCGCTGCCGTCATAACTGGCGACGCTGACCGGCAGCGAGCCGGTGACATCCAGGTTGATGGAGAGGCCAATCAGGTGGCGGCTCACCGGCTTGGCATCGTTGATCAGCCGTTCCAGTTCCTGGTACATCTCCGCAGTGATGCCGGTCTCCAGCACGCCGACGTCCAGCCGGAAGGTGCCCGGCCGCTCGTTGGTCTGCCACCATTCCCGCACGCGGATCAAATACCCCAGCGGCTCGACCACGCGACGCAGCGCGCCAATCGTGCCTTTGTGTTTGTGCACGAACCAGGAGCTGCGCACCGCCGAACGTTTGGCCTCTTCCGTCCAGTTTTCGTCCCAGCGGTCCACGGAGAAGGCCCAGGCCAGGTAGGGCAGCAGCGCAAGCGGGCAGGTGTCCGGGTTCCAGAGTTCGCGCAGCGGCACCGGCACCTGTTCCAGCGCCGCCAGCGCCGCAGCCGCCGCCACTTCCAGCGAGGAGGAGCCGGCGGGCAGCAGGCGATCACTCATCGGAGCCTCCCACCGTCAGCGAATAGGCGGTGCAGAGCGATGCCTGGGTTTTGTCGAGCACGATGTCAGCGACAGGCGAGGCGAGTTCTACCCGCTGCACGCCTTCCACATGCAGCGCGGCGTAAATTGCCGACAGCCGGATGTCGCGCCCCAGGCGGCGCTGGTCATTGATGTAGGCCTCCAGTTGCTGCTGGGACGCCGCGCGGATAGGCTCTGCTTCCGGCGTCGGCAGCAGGTAGAGCACCGCCTCAATCTGGTAGGGCACAATGGTGGCGGACTGCACCGTCACGCGGTCGGCGACCGGGCGCACGTCTTCGTCGTTCAGCGCCTCCCGCACGATTGCCAGCAGCTCATCGCCGGCGTGGCCATCCGCTTCGCGTGACAGCACCGTCACGGTGACTTCCGCCGGCGCCGGGCTGATGGCGGAAGCATCCGCCACCCGGCCATCGGCACTGCGCGCGTGGTACTCGTACGCGCCGCTCGGCCCGGCTACGCTCAGCCCCTCAAAGGCCTGCGGGATGCGCAGGCGGAAATCACTGTCAGACTCCATCACCGCGGCTTTCGGCGGCACCGCCGTCGGGTCAGCCGGTTCCAGCACCAGCCGCTGCACGTTGGTGTAGGCGGCGAGCTGGTCGAGATCGCTGCCGTTGGCGTAGGCCACCATCACCGCGCGGGCGGCGTCGTTGACCCGCTGGCGCAGAATAAGCTCACGGTAGACGTTCTCCTGCACCAGTTTCACCAGCGGCTCAGACTCCAGCGACAGCGTGCGCGCCACCGCCTCCTGCTGCTCCACGGGGAACAGCGAAATCAGCGCCGTCTTGCGCGCCTCGAACAGGGTTTCATAGTCCAGCGGCTCCACCACATCGGGGGCGGGCAGCAGGCTTAAATCAATCGTCGCCATAGGGGTCAGCTCACAGGAATGCTCAGGGAAAAGTTCATCGCCGTATCGCGGCGGGTGCCAGTCAGCTCGACGACCATCTTCCCGTCATAGCCGGGGGTGAACGTGATGGCGGTTAAGGTGATGCGCGGCTCCCACTGCAACAGCGCGCTATAACAGGCGGCCATAATCTGTAACCGCAGGGTGTCGTTCTGCGGCTGGTCAATCAGCGTGGAGAGCAGCGAGCCGTAGCTGCGGCGCATCACGCGTGACCCCTGCGGGGTTTGCAAAATGTCACTGACCGACTGGCGGATGTGGTCGAGATCCTCAATCGCCTCACCGCTGGTGCGGTTCATGCCGAGGTACGTGGCCTGGTTCATTGCGGGCCTCCGGTCTGGGCGCCGCCGGGGTACACGCCGCCGTGGCGGTGGCTGTGCAGGGCGATGCCGTTGGAACTGAGCGTGCCGCCGCTGTGCGTCAGGTTGCCGGTCAGCGTGCCGCCCTGTTGCACCGCCAGCGTGGCGGTGGTCAGTTTCTGGGTGCAGACCACCTCGGGGCTGTCGAGCGTGATGCGCGACGATGCCACGCAGCGGATCTGCGGGGCCGTCACGGTGACGCTGTTACGGGCGTCGGCGGTGATGGTCTCTGCCGTTACCGACACGGCCTCTTTGGCTTCGACGGTGGCGGAGGTGATGCCTTTCACCTGGAGCGCGCCGGTTTCCGGTTCATATTCGATCATTGCGCCGTCCGGGAAGGCCAGGTGCACGGCGTCGGCGGAGGCGGAGGGGGCAGGGTTGGCGTCAGAGAACACCGCCGGCAGCACAAAGGCGGTGTTTAAATCACCGCCAATGGCCAGCAGCAGCACCTGTTCGCCCACCGAGGGTGCCCACCAGCTGCGGGTGCGGCCCGCCCTGGCGGTGAGCCAGGGCAGCCAGATTGTGATGTTCTGGCCCGCCGTCACCCGGCAGCGGGCGGCGGCCAAATCGACCTCCGACACGGTGCCGATGCGGATCAGGTTGCCCAGCGTGCAGGCCAGAGAGGAGAGTTGCGCGTGTGTATTCATGGGATGAAGGATGCCGTCTCAAAGGGTTATGCGACAATCAACGGCTGCCCGGCTATGGCGTACACAACGCCGCCGGGCAGCCGCGGGTTATTCCGTCCAGCTGCTGATCAGTTCCCCGTCGAGGTAGACCTCGTGCGGCGCCGCGACATCCTGTGGCGGCGGCGGTTCCGGCAGGTGCGTGACCTGCGCCGCGCCGTCCTGCTCCGTCACCAGCACGCGCTCCGTGAGCCGCAGGGTAAACAGCAGCGTGCAGAGCTCGCCGCTGTCCGCCCGGCGGCAGGTGAAATCGGTTTCGCGCTTTTCGGCGCTGTTCAGCAGGTCGGGCTGGTTCTCCCGCAGCCAGGCGAGGATAACCACCGTCACGTTGTCGAGGGTGGCGGACGCCGTCAGGACGCTCAGTTCGCTGATGGAGACGAGCAGCGGGTAGCGGTACTCAAAACAGAGCGACGGCGCGAGCGTCGAGACAATCTGCATCTCGCCGGGTGTGAGCGTCAGCATGTCCGGGTTTTTTTTGAGCACCGGCACCTGCTCAAGCAGGGCCTGGCGCAGGCGTTGTTGTTTCAGCATGAAGTGCCTCCTGGCACGGTTAGGGGCTAAACAGGGCTCACGCCCCGCTCAGGCAGAGCGCCTGTTCCGCCGCGCGGCGGCGTGCCAGCCCATTGCTGCGCACACCGTCCACATAGACCCAGCGCGGCAGCTGGTCACAGGCGGCGCGCCACTGCTGTTTATTGATGTGGGTGGCGAGCGTGGAGCCGCAGGCGGCACTGACGCCGACGTTAAACGCGAACGCGGCGACCGCGTCATACACCGGTTGCGGCATCGGCCCCGGCATACAGCGCGCCAGCCCGCGTTCGACGTGCTTCACATCGGCGATCAGGTTCTCCGCCGCCTGCGCCTCGGTCAGGGTGGTGTTGGCGGCCACGTCACGGGTATGGCCGATGCCGTTGGTCCAGACCCCGGCGCTGCACTGGTACGGCGACAGGCGGCAGCCTTCGAAATCGGTGATCAGCGCAAGCCCGGCGCCGGAGGTGTGCAGTGTGCTGTAGTCCGGCAACAGCACCGCCAGGCCGAGCACCGCCGCCGCGCTGCACCGCTTAACGGTTGAGGTGTTCATAATCGCTTTTGCACAACCGGCTTTTCGCCAATAGCTGGAAGCTTTTGCGGCGGTAGTACCAGTTCACCAGAAAGGTCGCGACGCCGACGCCGGTGCCGCCCATCAGCGCCAGGTCTTCCGGCGACAGCACGCCGAGCGAGGCCAGCAGCGTAGCGACGGTGTAGGAGAGGGAAGAAGCGACGCGTTCGATGCTCATTCCCATAATTTCACGCTCTCCGTCACCGGCACGGCGGCGGCGTCCGGCAGGGTGAGCGCGGTGCCGTGCGGCAATACCGGGCCGTAACCGGCAAGCGCGGGGTTCAGGGCATAAACCTGCTCCACCAGGGCGCGGGTCTGGCCGTAATAACGCCAGCAGACCGCATCCACGGTTTCCCCCTGTTCACTGTATATTTTCATTTCAGGCCCCCCGGCAGGCGCGCCTGCACCAGGGAAAAAAGCAAGGTTGGGTAGCTCATGGGGCATGTCCATTAACGGAGTGAAGGAACAGCCATCAGTGTCCGGAATGTATGCCGGGGCAGCAATTAAGCGGGGTTGTGAAACGGGTGGCACAACAGGGAAGGAGGCGGCGGGGAAAAAAAGGCGCTTACCCGGTTGGCGGCCGTGGGCCTGGCAACGAAAGGTAAGCGCCGGTCTCTGAGCGTTGATCCTGTATTTAGTGCCTGTCTTCCTTAATAACGTTATAGAACACGGCGTCCGAATGGTTTTGCGGCAAGACCTGGCCGGCCAGATCGGAAATCAGCGACATCGCCATTAAGAACTCCTGCTGATTACATTGTGCAGTCTGGGAAAGATCTGCAATCAACTGGATACGGGATAACGTTAATGCTTGTTTATTCAGGTTTTCCATCCCTTTTTGCTCCTGTTACTGTGCATAAATCCAGTATTGGTGAATTAGGCAAACACGTCAATACCGTTAATTTTTACGAAATTTTGTGGCATTTATTTGGTGAATTTTGTACGCCTGTCGAATAATCCAGGCTTGTATTCCTGCACTTTTATTGATCTTTTTTACCGCAGCCCGTTTTGCCTGTTTTTTGATCAGCACGAGGGCGCAAACGAGGCGGCACAAGGCAGAGCCCTGGTTTTTGTTTAAAAAGTGCGCAAAAAAATTACTGAGCAGGCTGGGCAAACAACAGAATGTTCTTATTCAAATATTTATGCTGAAAATGTGACGGCGCGCACATTGATTTTTTTTCAGCAACTTACTTTCTGAAAACCCTGTCCGGGGGCGCACTTTCCGGCGGTACAGCCGGCCTGCACAAGGCAACCCCCAATAAGGCTGCATCAGGCCGCGCTGCGCCTGCGCCCGGCGGCGATCCCAACAGGGGGATGGCTGCCGCCGTCGCGGTTCCGGCGGCCGGTTCCCCACAGTTATTGACAGAACTCCAAGGCGCGGCGTTGCCGCTTAACGTCAACGGCGAACCGGCTTCGGCGCGCGGCACGATGCGCCAGCGGGTGGTGCGTGTCAGGTAAAGGCGATCGTTGCCCAGGTGCGGGGCGTAAATGCCCACTACCCGGCAGCGCGGCTCCTCATAGGCGTTGTACTCGCCCTGATGCCGCCGCGCCACCCGCACCGTCTGATGGTTACGCGGCACATTGGTGCCGCCCTGCGCGCGGATGTACCCGGCGAAATCCCCGCTGTCGGCGGCCTGGCGCACCGCTTCCACCTGCGCATCAAACTCGGCCGCCAGGCTGAGGTGGCGGATGCGGCGGCATTCGCGGTACGCGCCGATGCCCGGCAACCCGATCGGGTGAAACTGCGGGATGCGCCAGGTGGCGGCCCAGGCGGTGACGGCGGCAGCGGTCTGGGTGAGCGGCGCGCCGGTGTCGTGATCCTTCTCATTTTCCAGCGCATAGCCGTCGATATTTTTCGCAATGTATTTCGCAATATAGCCCGCGGCCCCGCCCCGGTTTAGCGGCTTGCAGGTGCAGCGGCGCCCGGCGGCACCCGGTTCGTCGCCGTCCTCCTGCAAACTGTAGCGGCGCATAATCGCCATTACCTGCGTTTGCTGGTGCGGGGCCATAAACAGCAACAGGTGCCAGTGCGGCGTGCCGTCATGGTGTGGCTCCACCACGCGCAACCCGTACACCTGCAGGCGGTGGTCCTTAAACGCCGTGCGGATTTTCGCCCACACCGCCACCAGGTAACGCTGCGCCTCTTTCGGGCTGTGGCCTTGCCAGGCGGCGTTGATCTGCACCCGCCGCCCGCTCCCCAGCGTGCGCATCGGGTGGTATTTCGCGGGAACAGTCAGCGTGATAAACAGCCCGCCATGCCCCTGCTGCTCTGCCGTCTGCTCGACGCCGGCAATCAGCGTCATCAGTTCCATGCGCCGGATCGCCGGGTTGGCGACGCTGGCCATCACCGTGTCCAGCAGGTTCAGCCGCTCGCCGGTCTCTTCATTCTCCAGCTCGTGATGTTTCAGGTAGCTGAGGTTGGAAAGGCGGCGGGCGGTGACGTCGCGCAGCGCCTGTTTGCTGACATACGGCGACAGCGCCCGGCTGACGTAACCCGCGGCGATCATCAGCGCCTCACGCCAGCAGGTGCGCTGGCGCAGCAACGCGGCTTCCCACCAGTCACCGTTAACCAGCCGCAGCACGGCGGCCAGCGCGGCCGGGGTGCTCAGGCGGCCTTTACGCCAGGCGGCCCAGTGCGGCGGCTGAAGGTTAAAGGCGCGCGCCGGCGGGGCCACCCGCCCATACAACCGCCGCTGGACTGCCGGCTCCAGCAGGCGCTCCGGTGCACCCGGTGCCACGGCGCCGCAGGCGCTTTCATACGCCTCATGCAACTGCCCGGCAATCCGCTGCGCCAGGCGGCGCACCGCCTTGTCATTGAGATCGGGCAGCTGGTGGTAAACCTCCGCCTCGCCGGTAAAACGCGCTGAGGCGGCGAAATCCATCTGGTGGCGCGCCATCACGCGGGCAATCCGCGGCCAGAGCCGTTTGGCGAAACCGTTCAACAGAAAATGGTGCGCGGCGCGGTAGCCGTTCTCCCGCAAAAGGTGCTGGTAACGGTTGAGCAGCGGCGCACGCAGGCAGCGCGGCAGGTGGTTCAGTTGGTGCAGCGCTGTTTCCGCCTGCCGCCAGGCTTCACGGGTCAGCGGGCGTGGGCGTGAGATCGCCGGGCGCGGGCGGTTCCACGGGTACGCCCCGCAAAACGGCAGCGGCGCGGCAACACTCAACGGCGGCGGCGCAGGGGCGCGTCGCCCACGGGAGACGTCAGGCATCACAACGTTTCTCTTATAAAGGCGGTCTTTTAACAGAGACAGGGCAGGGCGCGGTGCGAACCGCTTTACCGGCGGTGGCGGCGCCGCTGTTCTTCCTGTTGCTGGCAGTCACATCAACGCGTAACGCCGTCGATGGCGCGGCGCCGGCGCTCATCAATCGGTTCGCCGCAGCTTTCGCAGAAAAACGCAGAGGGCTGCGCTGGTTTGCGCAGCGCCCTGGCGAGGTGGCCTGCCAGGGCACGCGCCTGATGGGCCTGCGAACGATCCATCCAGTCCGGCATCAGGGGTGCTCCCATGTGTGCTGGTGGAGGCGCTCGGCCTCGTCACGCAGCAGGTCCGCCGCCGCGGCCGGGGGCAGGGCACGGGCGGTGATATAACAGGCCAGTTGCTCAAAGCGGGCGGCCATCTGGCGGGCGAGCTGCTCGCGCAGCGCCGCCATGTGGGCATTTTCCGGGTTCATACACCTCTCCTTGTGTGGAAAAAAGTCAGCGCGGGTGCAGCGTGCTGTCGTTATCAGAGAGAAAACGCGGCAGCGTACGGGCAAACGCCGCCAGCGATCGCAACGCCCCAATCACGCACATGCGTTCCTCCTGCGTTAACTCAGCGTAATGAAGCGTGACATGGCGGGCTTTTAACCCGGCATGAAAGCAGAGCAGCCGCTTCCAGTGGTCGGGCGCGCCGTCAAAAATCTGCTGCGTCGGGTTCCGGGCGGCGAAGTGCGTCCGGCGGATGGCCGCCAGGTAGCGCTTTCCCAACGCCTGTTGTGCCTCGCTTGCCAGCAGCATGGCGGCTTACCCGGCGATGTAATGGCAGTTGATCGCCTGCGCCAGCAGGCGCGCACGGAACGCCACCATATTAATGCGCGCCGCGCCGCCCTCTTTCAGCCGCGGCATAATCAACAGATCACCGGCGGCCACCATGCGTTTTACGGTGGGAATGCTGAAACCATAGGCATCCGCAAACTGGCTGTAGGTCATCAGCTCCGGGCCGGCTGGGATTGCAATTTGAGAATTCATGGTGAATGATCTCCTGTGGAGTAAAATAGGTATCATCAAGGATCAATTTTAAGAATCTGCCAGACTCTAATCTTGACTTTGCAAGGTGTCAAGGTGGATTTTCGCGGCAATGAGGATTTTGCAAGATGCGATTGGATGAACTTGAAGGGGGCAAAGCGGTGCTTTCCCGTATGCTTCAGGCGTACGGGTTCACGATGCAAAAAGAGCTGGGTGACCTGCACGGGCTGTCGTCAGGAACAATAAGTACCTGGATAAGAAGGGATTACTTCCCAGGAGATGTGGTGATTGCCTGCGCGCTGGACACCGGCGTCTCGCTGCGCTGGCTGGCCACCGGCCAGGGCCAGATGCGCGAAGCCGTGGCAGAAAGCGTGCCGCAGCCGGCACAGGCCCGCCAGCTTAAAAAATTGAGATTGCGCGGCGGCGTGATGGAAGAGGAGGGCTTCTGGCTGGCGGACCCGTCCTTATTGGACGCCTCGCTGAAAAACCCGGCCTGCCTGGTCAGAGGGGCGCACGCCTGGGTTATTGACCTCGGCAGCACCAGCCTGGGCAATGGCCGCTGGCTGCTGGACATCGATGGGGATGTGGACGTGTATGACATCGCCCGCCTGCCCGGCAACCGGCTGAAAGTCACCCGCCAGGCGCTGACCTTTGAGTGCGGGGTGGATGAGGTTTCGGCGCTGGGCCAGGTCTGCGTGACGCTGGAGCCCAATGTGTGATCATGGGCTGAGGGCGCAGGGATGGCGGTAAAAAAAGGGCCGGACGGCCAATGGCTGGCGGACTTCTACCTGAATGGCCGCGGCAGCAAGCGGGTGCGGAAAAAGTTCACCACCAAAGGCGAGGCGGTGGCGTATGAGCATTACTGCCTGAACGAAGCCGCCGACAAACCCTGGCTGGGGGAAAAACCGGACCACCGCCGCCTGAGCGAGCTGGTGCAGCTGTGGCACAACCTGCACGGGCAGTCGCTCACGGCCGGCAAATCCCGTATGGGGAAACTGCGGCTGATCTGCACCGGCCTGGGTGACCCGGTAGCAACGCAGTTAACCCCTAAAATGTGGGCGCACTACCGCGACCGCCGCCTGCGCGGGGAGATCGACAACGGGCATCACACCAATCGCGAAAAATGGAAAGCGAAGCCGATCACGGTCAACCGGGAGCACCAATATCTCTACGCGCTGTTCAACGAGCTGAAGCGGCTGGGCGAATGGGCGCCGCCGAACCCGCTGGAAGGGATGCGCATTTTCAAGGAAGAAGAGAAGGAGATGACCTGGCTGACCAGAACGGAGATCGACCAACTGCTGGCGGCCTGCGCGGCCTACGGCAACCCGGACCTGACACGGATAGTCAAAATCTGCCTGACCACCGGCGCACGCTGGCGCGAGGCGGAAAACCTGACGCGTTCGCAGCTGTCGCCGCACAAACTGACGTTTATCAAAACCAAGGGCAAGAAGAACCGCACGGTGCCGATCCCGCGCTGGCTCTACCAGGAGCTGGCGCCGCTCTCCGGGCGCTTATTCAGGCCCTGCTACCAGGCTTTCAGCCAGGTGCTGGCCTTAACCTCCCTGACCCTGGCAGACGGCCAGAAAACCCACGTCCTGCGGCACACCTTTGCCTCGCACTTCATGATGAACGGCGGCAACATCCTGGTGCTGCAACGCATACTGGGCCATGCCAACATCCGCGAAACCATGCGCTACGCCCATTTCGCCCCCGATCACCTGGAAGAAGCGATCACCCTCAACCCCCTCGCCGACCTGAATGACCACATTTTGCCTACCCCGCTGATCCCCGCTGATATTTCCTGA